CCTGTAAATAGCAAGTTCTCCCTCCATGCATCGTCATAGAAGTCTACATACATAGCGAGGACTGCTTCCTGAAAGTCAGTCTCATTTTCACATTCAGCTAGATGCCTTGCAGCCTTCACAAGACCAACGCCGGGTATACCGGGGATGTTATCAATACCATCACCCTTTAGAAGCTGTGCATAGTACAACTGCATGGCTTCCCTTTCAGTCACTTCATCGAGACGTTCCTTGTCACGTTTGATGTAGAAATGTAAACCAGGAATGCACCTAAGATCTTTGTCAATAGAGCATACTACATACTCCACATCTTCTCTTCTGCATTGCTCAGCCCAAATCCTAATAAGATCATCAGCTTCACATCCATCAGCAGGTACTGCAAGCTCCTCTGCTACAGCTAATTCTCTCATTATCGGCACAAATTCATTTCTGAATTGTGGATCCCTGTGCCTGTGGATTTTGTACTCTGGATAGAGCAGATTTCGAAAATTGTTCATACCTTTCACAGCCACGAGAGACTCATCACAGAACAATTTTTCTCGTATTACCTCAAGATCCACTTTGAAGTGCGCCCAGGATTCCTCCAAATAGCGCCTATCCTCTTCCTTGGTAAAATGGATCCTGGCATGTCTGCCATTTTCATCCAACTGTATTGGTTTTTCCTCAAAACTCTCAAATCGAGATCGGCATGCTTGGTAGGCTACCACATCACCATCTATGATTGCCACAGCCACGGTCAAACCTCCAATGATGGATGAGGGCGTCTGTCCATAGACGCCCATCCGGTTGTTACGCAAAGAGTGCCGCGTATTTCTTCAACTCTTCCTCCGAGAATGACGCGACGATATTTCTGTAATGAATCCCTTCCTTGAGCACAGGGTCCGAAACGCACAGCATTACTCTGGCTATTCCGTAGTAGTTCTCTTCCTGAGGTACTATGACCCAATTGTACTTTTCAACAGCCACATTGGATAAATACGTATAGGGATTACTCCACACGCGCTTCTTCAATGATGGACTGTATTGTCTGAACTTGACATGTACACCAAACATCAGTGAGTCTCGAACCAGTTGTTTCCTACTTTCGCTTCACCATCCATGATCTGAACACCCATGAGCTTGGGACCTTCAGAGAACGCCCATTCACCTATCTCGGCAGCCTTGGCGGCGAAGGCCTCTGGCACACGGAACTGCGTCTCATCGTGCATGAAGATACACGGCTTGTACGGTATACCTTCTTCTTCGAGTCTTTCCACCATCAACATGATGGAACAGGCACATGTAGCTTTTTCAGCAGCCTGCAATAAGTACACAAGCAACTTGTGGAATGAGTCCACATAGATCTTGTTACCAGCAATACCGTAGATGTATCCTTCACTGTATCCACGTGTACTGCCATAAACCTTTGCCAGCTTATCCATAAGCTCTTCAAGCCCAGGTACTGCTTTTGTGAACTCCTTCTTAAGACGGTTACCCTCAGTCTCGCGAGTCTCATCGAAGATGTAGTTCCAGAGCTTTGAACCGGCGGCACCGAAGAGGAATGCGTAGTACACTCGCTTGGCTCGATGCTTTTCGACGGTCTTACTAACTCCCAGCTTCTTGAGAATTTCCGTGAGCTTCCCTGCATTATACTCATGGATACTACCAGCCATCAAGATATCAGCATACTCCTGGTCATCCAAGTAGTGTGCCAATGCTCTAGCCTGGTTGCCTTTAGAGTCTACACCAATCAATCTCCAGCTAGGCTCACACTTAAACAGCGAGCGCATTTCCTTGCCGTATGGTGAGTCTGGAGTTGGCACATTCACAATGGTAATATGCCTAGAACGCATACTCGGCGTACCGACCGTCACTGCATCTCCGTGCAGTAACCCTACATCGTCCACAGCTCCGAGCCATGATTTAAGGATGCCATGCCTGGACTTTGTAGTGAGGAAATCAACATACAGCTTTCCATCTCCACCAAGGAACTCCAAACTATCTTCCGTAATCTTCGGGGAGGTCCTTTCTTTAGTCTTGCGACCGCTCTCACTTTTTCGATAATTCCATTCAGTAGGTATCCATCCATTCCTGAAGAGGAATACCTTCATGTCATCTATCGAATCCAATTCCAGTGGTCTCGTGGCGACGCGTGAGTACGGACCCTCAATCAGGCGTTCCTCGCCTTCGAAACCGGAACATATATCCACACCAAACCATGCTGCGGTACTTTTGTGGTAGAACCCATCCTTCGTCCAACGCGGAAACTTGTACTCAACCTCACCACACTTCCTATCAACAGGGTATGTGATCGTACCCAATTTATGGGACAACTTGGTATGAGCTTCGGCCATTTCGGCCTCAAGCCTCGCAAGTAGGACATTTCCAGCAGCCACATCAAATGGCCAACCTTCTATGTTAGCATCGGTATTCCACTTCAGCACGATGTGTTCAGCACGCAGGTAATCGCGGAATTGCGGCGACTTTCCTATCAACTTGTGGGCTTCCGCCAACAGCATCTTGTAGAGGCGTACATTGATCTCCACATCACGTACACAACGTTCCAACATCTGCGGTGTGAATGCGGACCAATCTTCCATGTCTATTTTAGGGTAACCAAAGTACTCGCCCCATATCTGAAGGCTGTGTCCTCCGTTGCCAAACCTCCTGTAATCTAGCACCTGTGACATGATCATCGTATCATGTAACACTGTATTCGCAGATGGAACCCAACCCTTAAGTTTCCGCAACATCGGAAGATCATAGCCGATGATGTTGTGTCCTATTAACACATCAGCTGATTCCAAATACTCTTGCCAGCCATTCTCATCAGGAAGCCACTGTTTGGACTCATTGGTGACAACATCTCGTGCCACAAGCACCCACATCCTAGTGCAGGTGTCCAACAGCCCATTGGCTTCACAGTCGAACACCACCTTCTTCACAGCGAATTTCGCTCCATGAAGCCTATCAAGTAATCTAAATACCAATGAGCTTTCTGGAGATCTTCCAGCCTACTTCCTTTATCACCGCGATCCAGGTACTTCCTTACCTGCAGCTCCAGACCAGCGCAGAAGTCATAAGGTCGATCTCGGAATCTGGCGATGCGTTCCATGGCCTCAATCCATTGGAGGCCCTCGTAGTAGTTCTTGTAATGAAGCGGATTGACTGGATCTTTATCTTGTCCAACTGGGTTTTGAACTCTCTCATGAAAGCCATCATCTTCCACTTCATATGATACACCCTTCCTGGGCAATACTTCTGCTTCTCCTTGCACTTGACGCTCAGCTGCCGGTTTCCAGGCGCTCGCGCGTTCTAATCCCACACGCCAACCATCATAATCCTCTTGAGTAATTAGCGTCTTAATCGGCGGACATCCATGAGGACTATTGCCTTTAAATACATTCGTAAATATACCTGGCAATCCTGCATAATATTTCTCTACATCTACAAATCTAGCAGATGTATCTATACGCGTAGGTGCTACTTGACTATCAGGAGCACCCTTATACGTCTCATAAATGTATTCCATCAGAACACTCTTTCACCTTCTGGAGGTGGTTCATCCTCAAATGGCGGATCATCATCGTCGGGTGAGGAGACAACCTCAGTTTCTTCCTCACCGAATTCCTCTTTCTCAAATGGCTTACCCTTGTATACTATGTGTTTTGTCACTTGTATACCGGTAAACATAGTGGCAATTACATCCTTATCACCACTCTTTGATGGATATTGGAATATCCGTACATTACCAACAGAACCGTTTGCTATGCTCATAGGTTCTATTGGCTGCCTTGCTCCATTCACTACCTCAGGTGGTTTAGTTAGTTCACCTTTCTTATTCTTAGTGCGCTTCTTCAACCTTACAAGGAAGTAGGGTTCACCTTCCTCAGGCACTATATCTACCACCCTGAGATTCTGTTCCAACCACTCCTTTTTCTGCACCTTAGATCTCGTCCTGATTTGAACTTCCCACGTGGGATTGTCCTTATTGTACTTGGCATTCGGGTACTTTGGGTGCAGCCGCGGGTACCACAATTCACAGTTCTTCAAAATTGTCATGTAACCTCTCACAAAGTTTGGGACCCAGGGTAGGGTTTATTCAACAGTGCCGTCATTGGCGGTGATCGTCCTGTTTATCGCACACGCGCTCGTCCCATTCTTCCTGAGTGGCTCTTGCCTTGAGGAATACCTTTTCCTCATCAATGCTACTCTCCTTATTAGCCAGAACTAGATTTAGCTCTATTATCGAGACCCCAGGCTTCGTGTGTCAACTCAATTGACTTAGCCACATTGGGGCATTTGTCAGCTATCTCCTTCGGCACGAAGTAAGTGTTTCCTCCTGCGTTATTGGTTGCCATGAATATCACCACGTACCTACCGTCTGCAATCCAACGGCAGTCATCGAAGGAGTCAGGTTCCTCCAGGATTGATAACCATTCATCGTCATCCGGTGAGCGAAGTCTTGAAGTCTTTATCAAATCTAGCTCATCATAATCTTCGATTAAATACATGAACCCGCCGAAGTACGACTCAAAATCCTCCGGGTCAAATCCGTCACCAAATTTCTCTGCATTCATGATGATACTGCAGATATAATGGTACGTATCCTGCGGTGCCTTTAAAGCCATCTCACTCAATTTTTTGTACGCTTTCATGAGAAACAGTACTCCGATTCTAGGATTCTGTCAATGTCCAAGTTCCCAAATTCCAATAAAGATTTATCCGCACCTATATCCTCCAATACTGCGGACAGTGGATCAAAGTGGTAGAAATCAGCAAATGCCCCTCTAACTGTTCGATACAACAGTGGCATATCTGCAAGTAAACAGCCGAACGAATCATGCACAGTTGTCACTGGAAAAGGGCATCGATAGACTGTTATCATCAGATGTGCCGCATCCAAGCTGTGTATAATATTTGGACTGGCTCCTGCAGCCTGTTTGCCTGATGAGGGTACGGGATCGTTTTCATCGCTAACTGCCAATTGCAATGTATTGCTGTAGTAACCAGTGCTAATCTTGGGACCTCGCGGTGGACCATACTGAACCCACACTTTCTTCACTTTGCCTTGCACATAGTACTGGACTACTGGAAAGTGTGTAACTGGCACAAGCCAACCAAGGAATCTACCCTTTGCATCTGCTTCTTTGCCTGCAGCTTCCAGCGTGTCCAAGAGCAACATCGCTTTACGCAAGAATCTCCTCGCCGTGTCATACACCAGTCTACCCATAAATGCGCCCCAGAGATGCTCCATAGAACTTAAGAGCGGGATGCCGTGTTTAGTGGCATCTTTTATCTGTTGCGTGCCTAAGCCGTACGGAGTACCGCCGTACGGTAGACTCAAAACATTCCTCTTGACAATTTTACGACGTTCCCTGAGATCCTTAATCTTTGACCAGAATACAGGCGCACAAATCTCGAGTAAATCTCTGTTGTTATCCCTTTCTTTTTGCATCTCCTTGAAAATTGCTCTACGATTTTCATCTCGCTCAGGCAGGCTTATAGCCCTTCCGCGCAGACGCCTCATCTTCTCAATGAATAAATTGCACTCCGCAATTTCTTCCTGCGTTAGCACCTCGAGAGTTCTGTCAATATGCTCCCAAACTCGCTTGGCGACATATCCATACAAATCACCGGGCAAGTCAGAAGGCAATAAATTGACATGTATCGCAACTTCTTCATCTTTCGTCAGTGCAGCTAGATGTTGTAGACCATTGATGGTGCCGTCAATGTACGCTTCTTGACTGGATGGATAATCGTAGTTATCAAAACCAGCGCCACTCTCATATTGCCATATACGAAGATTGTGAAGCTCTCTACATGCTGCTAGAAACTGCCAGGGCTTATCAGCTTCCATCCATCCGCGAAATTGGCGAGGATCTGCACCGTACTCTATCATGGTCTCTTCATTGGCAAGAGCCCATTGATAACGTTCCTTGAGTGGCAGCTTATCTGTCTTTAGTTCATCAGGTCGACCGCAATTACCGGCCCATTTGTTCGCTAAATGCACCATAAGCCAGAAAAAACCCTGTTCACCAATCGGCTTCGCATCTGATCTCCGGAGCAAACCTCTAGCAAGGTCCCCTCCTTGCTCATGAAGGTATGCAGTAGCAGGGTACTTCCTAGCCCTGAAGTCCAAGTAGTAGAGATGATAGAAGGTCTTGCCTAACATCCTCCTTGCAATATCACTCACCTCATGTGTCTCCCTGAGTTTCGTGGCCTTTGCTTGTGGACTCCTTGCGTTCCATACATCATCGAACACAGGGGATTTCGTCCTTAGAGCCCACTTCTGTGTATCATACACAAACCGATCTACTCTCCAACCAACCTTCTGTGCCCTGTTCACGCACTCAAATACCATCGGCTGCATCTCTGGATTGAGATTGTCAAGCACAGGTTTGTAGTTGGTCTTCACGAGTTTCACATTGGTCTTCGGCATCCTGCCGCTTTCCCAATCTGGATGAGGGTGTGTGGAAGGTAATTTCTCAGTACTAACCAAGTCCACCTTACTCCATAGCTGCCTGAATGCGAAATAGTCCGTTATATCAACCGTGTAAGTCGCATGACCATGACTCCCACGGCCCAATCTAACCCTGATTAGCCCTGTCTCCTCAAAGCTGTATAGCATAAATCCACCAATTCGTGCCAACAACGCAGAGGCTATTCTCTCACCAGGCATGTACTGTGCCACAGCTCTTCCAGCGGCCACCGCCACTTCCACCATATACGCAGGTCTTCCTCTTCCGTCCTTTGCATCCACGGCATACAAATACACCGCAGCTATGAGGCTATCCACGTATTTGGTAACTTCTACTCCCCTGAGCGCCCTCATGGTGCTCCTATCGGTTATCTCAATCCTGAGCCGCCTTCGAATGGAATCAATTAACTTTTGTTTCATTGATCTCCCTTTGAGGAATGCTAGCTGAAAAGCTTATCGTACAAGCGAACCAGCATGTAAAAGTATACAATGTGCGTTGAAACGAGCAACGCACGGAGTATCGGATTATGAACCAGAGATGCCAAGATCAGCCCTAATGCCTTCATTGCAGAGACTCCTTTAACCAACCATGGATGAAACTACTTCCGCTTTGTCACTCGCTTTTTGCGCGGTTTAGGCGGTGCCTTACTAATCTCCTTCTCCTTTTCGAGACATCTCCTTGCTTCACGGTGAAATTCAATCATGTCTAGAACAGCTGCAGCAGCAACTCCAGACACAATCACTCTTAGCACTGAAGGGAATGTAAGTGCCATAAGCTGCATGAGAGGTACCATCCAATTTTCCTCCTGAGGTTTGAACAACACAGCCATTCCTAGGCAACTTGTCGAAACTCCTATCGACTCATTATCTCTTTGACTATCCTTGGTATTAAACTGAGGATATACAGGCCTATGAGGAACTTCACAACTAGCATGTTGCCGTATTCTCCAAGTAAAGGCTTATCGACAATGCACCCAAAACCATGTTCAAGGGTGAGAGAGCCGAAAAGAAAGCCAATACGGCCAAAGCCAGTGAGAAGTACCAAATCTTGCGTTCCATCTTTTCCACCCAAGTTCGACAAAAATAAAGACGGATTTTGCCCGCCAGTAGCCTTTCGGAAGCTACCAGCGGGACTTGGCGGACGCCTGTATATCTAACTTGGATTTACACTATAGGTCGACCGTCTCTTCGCCTATGTTCAGTCTTACTTTGTCAACCAGAGCTCTTAGTTTCTCCGCGTTGTCCGCTCGCATGTAGAATGGGCCATAATGCGGCGTTTTGTCAGTTCTCACCTGCATGACACCACGCATGACCCCGCGTTTCCACATGTAGCGATCCTCCTTCATGTGTAGAACCAGGAGGTTTTTGATTTCGAATTCCCTTACGCCGAACCTGAATTTGTCAGGATTTGTGACGTCATCAACGGGATACATCCCTTCAATTCGTACTCTTGTTGGCAGGTTGCTCATCACCCGCCTCCTCATAGAGCATTTGCTTAGCCCTATATACGAATGAAGGAAACATATCGCTCATTGCAGGAGGTGTTCTGGGCATGCTTGCATAGCACTCTGCCCTGAGTAAACACCATTGTTCGTACCTGGCTTGTGCCCTGATGGAGTCCACCAGAGCATCTCCAGTTTCGCTCCCGCCGCTGTCGGTCTGGAAACCGGGTTCAGCGAGTTTGACTCGAAGGCTACCTTTGTGGTATAGCACATTGCCGAACCTGTCGGCTTGTCTCACCACAACCTCATCTGCATGCGCCTTGAAGGGCGCGGTAGCAGAAAGCGTTATCAGAAGTGAACACAACACCGAGAATGGCATGTTAGTATTCATGAAAAAAATCCTCCCCGAGTAGGGGGGAGGACTTTTCCTCCCCCCGCTCGCTTGTTGCGTTAGTTGACGATCTGGTCAACCCTTACCTGGATCTCTCTTGCGTCCTTAGCAAAGGCCCTCACTGTTGCTTCGAGGAAGATCGTCATCATCGCATAGAGCCCACAGAAATACAGTGCACCGCTGATTACTGTCAGCTGGATCACTTCCTGGTCCGTGTAGAACCAATTAATGATCCCACTACCGACTCGTGAGTACACCATATACGCGCCGAACGCGCCCGCGAGCGTCGAGAAAATGACACGGAACTTCCGGGTCGAGGTGAGCACGTTGTCCGCGCCCGTGTAGTCGGCATTGGTCAGCAGAGTCTTTTCCTGGCTGCTGCGAAACCGTGCAGTGAGTCCGATCACACGAACCCAAAGCATTACGAGAAGCTGCTTGAACATTTTAGTTCTCCTAGTGGACAGGTTTAAAAGAGAGTCTTCTCTTCATATAAGATACCACTTTTTGCGCGTTTTAATTTGAAAAAATTTAGGCAAAATAGAGGAGCTCCAAGTGGAGCTCCTACATCGAAGTCAATTGCTTTTTCTTGTATCCACCAATGCCTGGTGAACTCGATCAATCATTGCGAGTTTCTCTC